AACGCCGTGATCGATACACTAACAGGAAAGATCGGTGTGGGGGTAGATTCCCCAGAAGCGAATCTTCATGTATTAGGTAATTCATACGTGAGCACAAACCTCGAACTCGGTGGAACGCTCATCATGGGAACGGTCAACGTGGAAGCGCAGCACTCTCTCGAAGCCGTGACTGCTACGGGGAATATAACGCCTTTAACCCTAGAGTTTACGAATCCTACGACTTCTTTAGTCGCCAGTGGGAATGTTGAGGTGGCCGGCGTCGTCGGAACTTCTGGAACAGGTGCTCTGACCGTTCCGAGTGGTACGACGGGTCAGAGACCGGCGACAGTCGCAAACGGAATGATCCGCTATAACTCCACAACTGGGTTCATGGAATCGTACACGGCATCGGGGTGGGGGTCTATCGCCCAACCACCCACGGTTACTGGTATTTCGCCGTTAACCACACTTGTTAGTGGAGGGTCAACGGTGGGGGCGGGCACTGAGACAAAGATTGTCCCCCCCACATCAGATGCGACGGCCGAACGCTATTTCGGGTACAGTGTCGCCATGAACTCGGCCGGGACGAGGGTTATCGTAGGGGTCGGTTATGCTTCGTCGGTGGCAGCCGGAGAGTGTGCCTATATCTATAACTACGATGGTTCGAATTGGGATACAGGTACAAAGATTGTAGCGCCAGCGGCAGATCAGAACTCGTATGACAATTTCGGGATTAGCGTCGCCATGAGTGGTGATGGAACGAAGGTTATCGTGGGAGCGTACCGTGAAGACTCTGGTGGTCTTAATCGCGCCGGTGCAGCCTATATATATACCTACGATAGTTCGTCTTCGTCTTGGGGTACGGGTGTGAAGATTCAGGCATCGGATAAGGAGACGTCGGACTATTTCGGGTGGAGTGTCGCCATGAACTCGGACGGGACGAGGATTATCGTGGGGGCGTACGCTGAGGATGCGGCTGATGAGGTCGGGCAGGCGGGTGATCTTGTAGACGCCGGTTCTGCTTACATATATACCTACGATAGTTCGTCTTCGTCTTGGGATACGGGTACAAAGATTGTGGCACCAGACAGGGAAACGCTTGACGAGTTCGGGTGGAGTGTCGCCATGAACTCGGCCGGGACGAGGGTTATTGTGGGTGCGCGGTATGAAGACTTTGGTTCGCGCCCTACCAACGCCGGTGCAGCCTATATATATACCTACGATAGTTCGTCTTCGTCTTGGGATACGGGTACAAAGATTGTAGCATCGGATCCAGAGAATAGTGACCACTTCGGGGGCGCTGTCGCCATGAACTCGGACGGGACGAGGGTTATTGTGGGGGCGCCGAACGAAGACCCGGGTGGTATTACCAACGCCGGTTCTGTCTATATCTACGCCTACGATGGTTCGTCGTGGGCTCAAGAAGCGAAGATTGTGGCATCGGATCCAGAGTCTAGTGACTACTTAGGCAACAGGGTCGCCATGAACTCGGATGGGACGAGGATTATCGCGGGGGCGAACGGTGAGGACTTTGGTGGTGACACCAACGCCGGTTCTGCCTATATCTTCACCTACGATGGTTCGAATTGGGTCCAACATGCAAAGATTGGAGCATCGGACAGTGCGTCTAGTGACAACTTCGGCTATAGTGTCGCCATGAGTGGGGATGGGGCGAAGGTTATCGCGGGGGCGCCGAACGAAGACCCGGGTGGTATTTCCAACACCGGTTCTGCCTATATCTACGAAATTACCGACACCGCTACCACCGGCTTTGTCTTTGACACATCAACCCAGGTATTCACGGTGACGGGTACAGGTATTGTCAGTGGATCGACGGTACAATTGGAAGGTGTCGATGGAAGTTTGTATAGTGTTGTCGATGCGAGCGCACCGAACGCTGCCGGGACCCAGGTAACTTTCAAGATGGGGGGTGAGGCGGTTGAGTTTCCACCTAATGCGTTGACAAATAATGATTCGATCACGGGGTACACAGCGAGTGCCTCAATGAACTCGACTAACGCGTACAAGGCCTTTGATGATGTTGTGACTACGGGTAGTTACTGGCACAGTGCAAATGGTAACGCCACTGTGGGCTATGATTCTAATGCACCCTATTTAGCGGGACTTGACTCCGCAGCAACTCAAGATATAAGTGGAACAACGCATCGTGGGCATTGGATACAATTACAAATACCCAACCCAGTTATACTATCTCGCGCTGTAATAGGTAGCGCTCAATCAAACTTCCAACACGGACAATTTGTTATATTAGGGAGCAACGACGGTACAAATTGGACGGTACTTCATGCTGGGACGGGGACGACTCTGTCCACAAATGTCACAACACTATCCGCGGGGTCAACTGAAGCATTCTCTTATTTCAGAGTGGTAATAAAGTCAAAGAACACGGGTTCGACGGACTATGATATTGGACTCAACAATGTACAATTTTTTGGTGGATCGGGATCATGGGTTCTCGCCCAACAACCCTATAAAGTTAGGATTAATAGTACATCGGGTTTGAGCGGGGCCAGTACTGCCACGATAGGGTTTCCAGCCGAATGGACTACCGCGGCTGGTGCGAACCTGGGGTTCGATACTGGTACGTCCCAAACTCAAACACTCGTAGGTACAGATGGTGGTGGTGGTACGAATATGACGTTCTATGTAGCACCCGGGAGTAACGCCTTACCTGGGGGTCTTGCTCTTACCGAGAGTACAGGTGCTATAACAGGTCAAATTGCGGCGGTGGGTACGACGAGTGTAACATTCCGATTGACTGATAATAACAGCGGGTTGTTCACAGATAGAGCAATCAATATCGTGGGGAGTGCCGAACTTTACGCCTTTACTTCATTTACATTCACGAATGCGGGGCAAACGGGACAGCAGGGACCGATGCTCAGCAGCCTTCTTTCTGCGTATTCCCCCGCATGGACGGATAACACTGCTTATTTCAACGCCGCCAGCACCAGCAACACCGATAGGGGTTTTCAAATATGGACAGCCCCCAAATCTGGGACGTATACAATTAAAGCAGCTGGAGCGAGAGGGGGGCATTCCTACAACATCTCAGCGGGTACGTTCGTCGGCGCTGGGCTTGGGGCATATAGCCAAGGAAACTTTTCGATCACAAGGGGAACAAAATTTGCCATAGTTGTAGGACAAGCCGGTGGGGATGCGGATACGACTGTGTATGGCAGTTCGAATGGCTCATACCGCGGTGGTGGTGGTGGTGGAGCATCATGGGTTCTAAGTGAAGATCGAACATATTTGTATGCTGTCGGTGGTGGTGGTGGTGGAAAGAACGCCACGCGGTGGGCGGGGAACGCGCAATATGCAATTTCGAATGGTGGAACATCACAGGGTAATACCACCATCAACGGCACATTAGCCGGCTTACAGGGACAGGGTGGGGGTTCTGGTTTTGTCTACGAGTCCGGCCGAGACGGGAGTGGGAGAAACGGTTATCATATAGGCACCACCGGGGACTCCCAACGAGCCCAGGGAGGCCCCAGCTCCTCCAGTAATGGGCCCGGGGGGTTCGGTGGTGGTGGCGGCTCTTCGACGGGTGGTGGTGGTGGTGGTGGGTACGCCGGTGGTGGTACTAACGCTTATGGGGGCGCTGGTGGGCTCGGTGGTTCGTCGAGGAATAATGGGAGCAGCCCCTCATTTGGAACACACACAGGTCAACATGGTTTCGTTTACATAGAATTCGTGTCATAAAAATGTAGCGGTAAAGTATATGCTCGCCCAAATATTAGAAAGTATAGCCCCGGGTGAACCCTATACCTCCGATGGAACCACGTGGGAGAGTGTTGTTTTCGATGACGAGAACTTTCCAAGACCTCTCGATATTGCGTATGAATATACACTCTACAAACTAACGAACGCTGATGCGATCAAAAAGTTCCGAGAGGAACGGAACACTCTCCTCGACCAGAGTGATAAATACATGACCCCAGATTATCCACACTGGCTCGAACTGGATATCCAGAACTGGAAGGATTACCGCCAAGCTCTAAGGGACTTGCCTCGTACGGCCCGACCAACTTTAGACGCGGACGGAAACCTCACGGGTGTTGTGTGGCCGTCTATTCCAACTGCCTAAGCAGTTGACCTTTTCCTCCAAAGTGCAACCCACTTTGCAAGAAAGACATCCCGAGTGGTAGAGCCACTCGTATCAAACAAAGTCCTCCGGACTTTTTCGTTTAAAAAAACCTCCCTAAATAATAGATATGTCCGCGAACGGTCATCTTAAGTTTCAGGGGACGAATAGAGCGACGTTCGTCGGTACGACATCGAATATCATGTTCGACACGACCTCTACGAGTCTAGGGATAGGCGTCACGGGAACAGACCACCCCAGCTCAAATTTATATATAACTGGAAACGCATACGTCTCTAGTAATATCGCCGTCGGTGGTGTATTAACCATGGGTACCGTAAATGTGGTCGCGCGGCACGATCTCGAGGCTGTAACGGCTTTGGGAAATACAACACCTGTGACGCTCGAGTTTACGAATCCTACTACTTCTTTAGTGGCGAGTGGGAATGTGGAGGTGGGTGGGAATGTTACCGCGGGTTCGTTCTTAGGAGATGGTTCAGAGCTTACAGCACTCAACGCGGCTAATATAACAAGTGGGACCCTAGATGCTGCTAGGATTCCAACCCTAAACCAAAGTACAACTGGGTCAGCGGGGTCCGCAGCAACCCTCACAAACTCTAGAACTATTGGAGGTGTAAACTTCAATGGGTCTGCGGATATAACCCCTACAACGTTTAATGCGATCTCGACGGGGGCCATTACGAGTAGTGGAGATATAAAAGGTGGATGCCCAGTCTATTTTTCTGCACGGATGACTGGTAATATAGCCGCTTCACATGCCGGTAATCGCATAGCGTGGAACACACTCGACGATTCACGGGGTGGAGGTTTTAGTACAAGTTCCGGTACGTTCACGGCGCCTATCGCTGGTAGATATAAATTCTCATACTTTGTGAGAGGAAATGTGGCTGATGCATTTAAAATTAAACCACGAATAAACGGGTCGCCATCTTTTAATACGACAAATAACGGTACTAATCAAAATTTACTGGGGAGCGCATTTGTTCAAGGGGACGGACAAGCCGGGTCCGCTGTGTTTATAACATACCTCAACTCTGGGGGGACAGTTGATTTACATGCATGTACACATGGAAACAGTCATAGCAACGGCTTAGCTACATATTACAATGGCTTTACAGGTGAATACCTTTCATCTTTATAAAAAACCTCCCTAAATAATAGATATGTCCATGGACGCCCCAGGCAATAATCTCGTTTGGGAAACGATACAATTTTTAACCCCCGAAGAAGTTCTCATGCGCGGTGGTATAGTATGGAACGATACATGGGAATCCGTAAAGTTCCCCGAAGGATATGAAAAACCCCAAAAAGAGGAGTTCGAGATCAAGCTTCAAGAACTCGTAGATGCCCAACCCCTAAAGGATCTTCGTAAAGAACGCAACAAACGTCTTACCGATTGTGATTGGGTTACTCTCAAAGCGTATTCCACGGACACACCCGTTCCAGATGAATGGAAAACCTATATGCAAGCCCTTAGGGATCTCCCCACAACGACGGAAGATCCCACTAATCCCGTTTGGCCCGTCGCCCCTCAATAAACAATTTTCCTCCAAAGTGCCTCCCACTTTGCAAGAACCCAAGTTCCAAGTGTGAAGCACTTGTCCCGTCCTCCGGACTTTTTCATTTAAAAAAACCTCCCTAAATAATAGATATGTCGTATTACGTGACGAATGAGAACTCAGTTCTTAACATCAATAATGCGCACCTCAAAGTTTCGGGA